GGGCTAAGAAGTTGTATGCGATGATGGACAAAATTAGAAAAGCAAGGACAGGACGCACAAGACAAGCCCCTGAAGTCAACGCACGAAGATACATGCCTGCATGAATTACGAGATAACACTAGCAAGATTTAAAGAAACATATTCAGAATTAGAGCCTTTATACAGGCAGCATTACTCAGAAATGGTTGAGCGGTTAGCAGGGCAGGGAGTGCATTACCCCCCGTATAACCCAAGACTTGACGAGTACATAAGGGCTGGCGATGGTGGGTGGTTATTAACTTTTGTTTTACGGTTAGAAGGTAAAGCGGTTGGATATAGCAATGTTTACGTAACAAGCGATATGCATAACCAAGACCTGATAGCCCAAGAAGATACTATTTTTGTTTTAAAAGAGCATCGCAACGGAGTAGGGAAAAAGATGGTTCGCATCATTCTTGAAGAATTGCGTAGCCGTGGAGTTAAACGGGTTTTGGTTTCAGCAATGACTGATCTACGTGTAGCAAAACTTTGGAAGAGAATGGGATTTACCGAAGTTGCTACCCAAATGATCTACAAATTTTGAGGTATAAATTATGTGTTCTTCATCATCACCAGCACCGCAACCAACCAGTACGACGCAAACGACAATACCTGAGTACGCTCAACCGTATGCGGAGAAGATGCTTGGTAAAGCCGAGGCTATTACTGAAAGTCCGTATCAAGCCTACGGTGGACAGCGTATGGCTACCGCTACTCCAGAACAGCAAGCCGTTCGGCAAAACGTGGCTGCTATGCAGCAACCCGGTCAATTTGCTGCCGGTACTGGGTTAGCCGCTGCGGGTGGTCTTGGTGCTCTCGGTGCTGGTCAACAGTATATGCAGATGGCTACTGACCCAATGGCGCAGCAAGCCTTTATGTCTCCTTATATGCAGAACGTGGTTGAACTGCAAAAACAAGAAGCCATCCGTGATGCCCAGAAAGGGCAGTTGGCTCAGAACTTGGGCGCGGCTCGTCAGGGTACGTATGGAGGCGCACGTCAACTTCTTGCTGGTACTGAACGTGAGCGCAACCTACAACAAAATCTGGCAAACATTCAGGCTGTGGGATCTCAAAAGGCTTACGAAGATGCTATGCGTGGTATGCAGTTTGGCACTCAGGCTGGGCTACAGGGTGCTCAAGCCGCTACTCAAGCCGGTGCTACATTGGGTCAACTGGGTATTGGACAGCAACAAACAGGTATTGACTTGGCTAAAGCACAAGAAGCCTTTGGTGCAATGGGTCAGGCCGAGCAGCAGAAAGCCCTTGACCTCCAGTATCAGGACTTCTTACAGCAACAACAGTATCCGTATAAGCAACTTGGCTTTATGTCTGACATCCTCCGTGGTAGCGCAAACCTTGCGGCTACTGGAGGTAAGACTGTTTACGAGGCACCCCCATCCGTAGCGTCACAGGTCGGTGGTTTGGGATTGGCTGGGCTTGGCGTATATAACCTTCTGAAGTGAGGCAAGAATGAACGAAATGGATATGATGTCGCCTGAGAAGGTAGCAGCAAAGTATGGTGGGGATAAGCAAAAAATAGGTCAAGCCGCTCAGATGGGGTTACTTAACCCAACGGTAGCCGTCATGGCTGGTATGTTTATTGATCGTATGCGTGGCGCTGCGATGCAAGAGCAAGCCCCACAAAGCACAGTAGCCCAAGATATTATGGCTCCCGCACAAGCGGCTCCGGCTGGTCTGGGTGCGATTGCTCAGGCTCCGATGGAAGGTGGCTTAGAGGCACTTCCTACCCCTAACTTAGATAACGCTGAGTACGCAGGTGGTGGAATTGTGGCATTTGAAGAAGGAGGCCCAACTACGCCGTTTGGTAGATTTGCATCAGATTTCGGAAGCAATTTTAGAAATAAAACAGCAGAAGAATTAGAAATTTTAAAACTTCAAGATGAACTTAGAGGCAAGTATGGTTCTGCTTCTAGCCTACCCGGTTTATTTATGTCGCAAACGGATGAAGAACGTCGGCGGGCTAAAGATATTATGGGCCGTTTAACTAGAATGGATGTTAACGAACTGCGTCAATTAGCCGGAAGCGAAAAGGTCAGTAAGCCTGAGAAGTCTGAAAAGCAAACCGCTACAGAAGGTCCGATGACGGGCGCTGATTTACGTAAAATGGATCCAGCAGAAATGGCACTTCGTTCTGCTCCGGGGCTAACGCCAGCGCAATCCGCCGCTAACATCGCAGATGCTAGAAAAACATTAGCCGTACCAAAAAATGAGTCAACCGAAGGCGTTAATGTCAAAGCCGCTGATAAAGCCATGACTGACTACGCTAAAAAAGTTAAGGACATTTATAAAGAGTTTGGCGTTTCTGACGAACCGGATGCCAAGACTCGTGAGGCTTTAGAAAAGTACAAAGAAAAACTTAACAAGGATCTGGACAAGGCTGGTGCTCTTGGTTTAGTACAAGCAGGGCTTGGTATTGCTGGGGGTAAATCTCAATACGCCCTACAAAATCTTGCTGGTGCCACCCCTGCAATTGAGCAGTATAGCAAAGCAATGTCCCAGATCCGTGAAGGTGAAAAAGGTATTCTTGACAGTGAAGCCAAACTAGACCAAGCCGCTGATGCCCGCGCTCGTGGTAATGTGAAGTTGGCGCTTGAACTTGAAAAAGACGCTAGAGATTTGGCTATAAAAGAACGTCAAGTATCAGAGCAAGCAGGGCTTCGTCGTGAGATAGAGGGTGGAAGACAAGAGCAAAGGTATCTCAACATGATGCAGAATGCCCGCCGCACGGCTATGAATAATATTGTGCAAGCCCGCAAACTAGATATCACTGCTATGGACCAGAATCAGTTGGCTACTCTCGAACGTGAAGCCGATGCGCTATTATCTAGAGACCCTGCCTATCAATCCATGTATAAGAAGATTTATGGTGAGGCATACGCTCCCGGACCTATGTCCTCCGCCGCTGTCGATTATGGCAAAATGTATGGCGTAACACCCAAAAAACAATAAAGGTCAACCATGTCCGACTTTGCAAGAATTAGGGACAATGTCCAAAAGATGGTCGATCAGGGTGCGCCCTCTTACCATATCGATGGCTATTTAGATACAGAAGGGTTTAGTCCTAAAGAATTTAAAACGGCAGTGGAAAATTACGGCACCTTTATGAGTGCTGTAAAACGAGGCGGTAAAAATGTAGGGTCTTTGATTGCAGACTTTATACCCATTATGGGTGCAACCGCACTTGAAAAAATTGCTCCCGAAAGTTTTCAGCCATCTATTGAAAACTATAAAAAACGTCAGTACGAAGAAGCAATCCAAACACAGGAAGAAATTGCAAAGCGTTTCCCTGCTGAGTTTGAAACTTACAAACAAATAGAAGACCCGATACAAGCCCTTAATTACGCAAAAGAAGCATTTGGCGAGTCCGTTGCGTCTTTACTTCCCGGTATTTTTACTGGGGGTTTTGGATCCCTCCTTACTAGGGGGGCTGTGGCAAAGTCTAGCCAAGCGGCGGGAGAAATTGCTAAACGCAAAGCCTTGGAAGAGGCCAAAGAAGCCGCCGTGCGTGGAGCACCCGGAGCAGCCGAAGAATTTGTATCTGGTATTGCCGGACAGCGTGCTGCGGCACTTGGTAAAACGGCGGCAGAAAAAGCCTTGTTCCGTAACCAGTTAGCGGCAGATGTCGGCAGTGCCTATATAGGCTCGGCAGCGCTTAATATTCCCGCTGCTTTTCAGACTATTTACTCTGAGACCGGGCAGGAATCTCTATTACCGGCAATTGGTGCGGGTTCCTTTAACGCCCTGTTAGATGCCGCAACCCCAGTTAGCCTGATACGAGCCGCCCGGGGAAAAGGGATTACCAACGAAGAACTAGTGGGCGCTTGGTACTTGCGTGGTGCCAAAGGACTTGGCAAGGGGGCTTTAACTGAGGGCCTTACCGAGGCTGCGCAAGAAATAACCAATGCCGCGGCGGTGAATTTTGTTGATGAAAACAAAGAAATCTTTACACCTGAAAACCTAGTCAAATTTATAGACTCTGGCCTGCGCGGTGCGATTGGCGGTGGTGGCGTGCAAATGGCTACCGATATTTTATTTGGTAAAACCGAAGGTGCTAAACCACCTCAACCACAAGGATTACCCCCGGGGCCACCTCCCGGCACACCACCTACGGGCCGTCCTGTGTCTCCTACCACTTATGGAGAGCCTGCGGTATCGGAGTTAGAACTAGAGGGCGTGGCTACTCCCGAAGGTCCGGGGTTTGCTCCCGCGAGAGACTTGGCTGGTGTTATACCAAAAGGTAGATTGCCCGAAGCCACAGAAAATCTGCGTCCTATTTTGGATAAAGAGGGCAAAGTTGTTGGCTACGAAGAACAACCCCCCGCCCCGCCTGCACCCCCAGAACTTGAGGGAGAACAGTTGGAGATGCCACTTACGGGACAGCAAGAGTTGTTCCCGGGTAAAGCCCCCACCGAGCAGCCTGCGCCAACCCCTTTGCCTACCCCAACGGCACCCGAAGCCATCGATCTCCCGGGCACTGTAGAGAGCACCGTCAAAGAGGCTAAACAAGATCCTAGTGCTTCTAAGATTCTGAAGGGCAATAACCCTGCGTCAACTAAAGCGCTGAATGACAGGCTAGCCGAGTTTCTAAAAACTAACGAAGATCCTGTCCAAGCGATGGAGCAGTTGTTTGAGGCTGACCGCACCGCACGTCTACCGGCTGGCATGAAAGCCCTTAGCGAAGCCCAGAAAGAATTGCTTGAGACCGTCTACAAACGCATGACGGGTATGGACATCGACACTGGTATTAGGAGCCGACAGTTCCAAGGTGCCGAGCAGGCTGGCCTATTTGAAGAAGGAGCACCCCCGGCGCCTCCAGTTACCGCACCGCCCGCCGCACCGATGGACCCAGAGGCTGCTTGGAACCGCCACAAAAATGACGATCACCCTGCGTTTGGCGATCTAAATGCGGAAGAAAAGAACGCATGGTTAGGCTTTGTTAATCGGGGTCATGGTAGCGCGGTCAACTTCCAAGACATCGTAAATCTGTATAACGAGCGTCTAGTTGGTGAGTCCACACAAACACCAGAGCAGATTGAAAAAGTATTTGAAGAAGAGAAAAAAATTACCGATGTATCTATCGAAAACGAGATCAAAGGTCTTGACTACGATGGACTGCTTAACTACGCGCTAAATAACGGCCCTCCTGCTATGCGGGAAATGATGAGAGGAGTCAAAGACGCGGTAGACCGTATGAAAAAGCGTGGCTACAAATTTACGTTTACGCTTTCTACTAGCCCCTCGATGTCCCGAGCATTGCAGTTAAGTAATCGCGCTGCGGGCCACGTATACCCCAAAGGTAATCTAATGGAGTTGGTAATTTCGGGTACCGGCTCCGGGCGTCCTTTTGGCGCAACCTATGAAGTTGTTATGCATGAGTTACTTCATACGGTAACTATTGCGTTGATCCGGTATGGGCAGGTAAACCCTAATACAAATGAAGGTCGGATCGTAAAAGAAATTGAAGACCTACGTAGTCATGTTAAAAAAGAACTACAGCGTAAGCGTCGTGATGGGACTATCAAACCTTACGAACTGAAATTTCTAACGGGTACAAATGCATTTGGTTCTAAACATTATGGTAGAACCGTTCACAAAGCCGACGAGATGGTGTCGTGGTCAATGACTAACGCAGACTTCCGGCGTGTGCTTGAAGGCATTCAATATAAAGGCAAGAGCGCATTTAATTCGTTTGTAGAAATGATCCGCCGTTTGATCGGTCTATCACCCAGAGCACAAACCGCACTTGCTGAGATCCTTAGTCTTACCGAACAACTAGTTACTTCCCAGACTCCTGTAACCCCGATGCCGCGTGCTGGTAGGCCAGTGGGTATACAAGTAGAAGAAGGCGCTGCTCCCTCTGTACCAGCAGAAGAGGACATCTTCTCCGCTATCGCTCCGGGGGTAACCGCAACTCCAACAGCCCCGGCACCTACGCCTGCACCGGGACCGTCCGTACCCGGGCTTGGTCAAAAGTACACTCTGCCAACTACGACAAAGTTACAGCCGTCACCCACGACATCCCAAAAGGTCAAAGATGCGGCTAAGAACATTACAGACGCTTTTAATGGAGACTGGTGGACGAAGTTTCGTATCGCTGCCGTAGATTCGGGGACTGGGTTATCTAAGACATTGAGTTCTTTGCCGGTATTCCAGAACGGTCAGTTGCGTGCGGATATGCTGATTCGTTCGTTTAATCAAGTCATCAACCTTATTAAGGTAGGTTTGCAGACGGGGATCCCAGTAGTTAACAGCGATGGGTCAATCGTTATTCAGCGCGATGCCAATAATATGGCTCGCTCCCAGATTCTTGCTGATAAGTTAGACGACAACGATATTGTCAAGGGCACCGGATTTTCAGGCCGTGGGTATGTGGCTGAAATCTCTCGTATTTTGCGGGGTCGTGAAATCCAACAAGTTGATGCCGAGCGTCGCCGTATAGCCGCTGGAAAGATGCTAGAGGCAAAGCAAAAGATAGCCCTAGCCAAGCAGTACAAGGCGGCAGGTGCGTCCCTGACTGACATCATGAAACTGGTAAATGAGGCTAAGGCCATCCGTAAGATGTACCTGAAAGACTTGACGTTAAACCGTGAGAAGCAAGTTACACAGGCGCATATAGACTGGGCCGAGCAACAGTTAGACGCCGTACCTGAAGTCCAAGAAATTTTGGATATCTGGCGCAACATCAACCGTAGCCTTCTGGACCTGTGGGAAAACACCGGCTTGCTTTCAAAAGAAGAGGCAGACCGCCTGCGCAAACGTAACTTCTACGTGCCGCTCTACGCCTCCCGGGTGGATTTGCTCCCAAGTGAACAAGAAACCTACACCGGCAAAAGCACTGGCACTAAAACTGTTCGGTTAATTGAGCATCTTGAAGGCAGTGAGTTGCAACGCAACATTTGGGAGAACATGGATAAGCACTATGCTTCGCAGATTGCGGCGGCTTATCAAAACCAAACACGACGGGTAGCGGTGCAGCAGTTAATGAGCATGGGCATTGACGCGGCGAAAATTGCCACAAACCCAAGCAACCCCGATATTAATCTAAAATACAGAGACCCAACCAACCCGAACGCGGATAAGCACGGGGTAGTCCATGTCATCTTAGATAACCCAAATGATTTAGTGGCGTTTCAAATGATGAACTACGAGTTGGGTCCGCTGATGAAAGGCATCTCGGCAACCACCCAAGTCCTACGGGCTGGTGCGTTGATTAACCCAATCTACTGGATACGCCAACTTATACGTGACCCAATCCACGCAAGTATCGCTGGTAACTTAAATCAGATTGTTACCCCGTTCCACGCGGCAAAAGAGTACATACAGGTTCTTAGAGATAATTCGGAGGAGGCCCGGATACTTGCAGAGCGTGGGGTGATCGGTCAAATTGACCCAATGGCTAATTTAGTTGGGGCATCGGCGCTTAATGTTCCATCTGCTCAAGATTTTTTAAAACAGGTAGGTACAGAAAAACTATCACCAACTATGTTGGATAAGGCCATCCACAAAATTATGCGGATGCACGAAGCCTCTGACGCTGCCACCCGCGTAGCAATTTTTAAAAACGAAAAAGCGTATGCACTTAAGCAAGGCATGTCTGAGAAAGACGCCATCAACTATGCGGTTCATAAGGCGCGGGAGTCTATTAACTTTGCGGTTCGGGGTAACTCCCAAATGCTGAATGTTTTGCGTCATTCAATTCCGTTCTTCTCGGCGGCTATTACAAGTTTAGATACTCTATACCGCACGGCTACGGGATACGGTCTTAATCCTGCCGAAAAGAAAATTGCGCAAGATTTATTTAAAAAACGTGCTGCCATGATGGTCGTGTTTTCTGCGGTTTATGCAATGCTCATGCAGGACGATGAGGACTATAAGAAACTGCCTGACAACGTAAAAGACGATAACTGGCTACTGCCAAGCCCTATTGGTAGTGCTGGCTCATTTATTAAAATCCCAATCCCGTTTGAGGTTGGTTTCTTATTTAAGACCATTCCCGAAGGGGCTGTCCGCTACATGGCAGATACCAGCACGGGCAAAGAAGTTTTAGGTTCTTATTTCCGCAGTCTGCGTAGAAGTCTCCCGGGAGAAGCAGTGCTAATTCCGCAGGCTTTTAAGCCAGCACTGGAGTCCATATTTAACCATTCGCTGTTTACAGGCCGCGCAATCGAAGGTATGAGTGATCAGGGTTTACCCGTAGAGATGAGAGGTCCAAATGCGGGTGAGTTTGCTAAGAGTCTAAGCCGTCTTGGGTTATCCGAAATAGGGTTGTCTCCCGCTAAGATTGACCACCTTATCCAAGGTTACTTTGCGGAACTTGGCTCATTCTCCACAGGCATGGCAAGCAATGTGATTACCACAGCCACCGGCAAAGAACCTCCTGCTAAGAACCTAGAGAACCAAGGTTTCTTTAAAGCCTTCTTGACTGACCCAAATACCAGTAAACCGGCTACCGATTTCTACGATCTGATAAAGAATTCTCAAGAGGCTGTTAACGCGGTTAACCGTATGAAGAAAGAGGGCCGCGTTGAGGAATTAAAAGAATTCATCAGCGATGAGGAAAATATTAAACTCATGTCGGTTGCCCCATCGTTGCGGCGCATCCAAGATCAGATGGCTCAGATCCGCTCGCAAATCAACATACTTAAACGGGACTACGAAGGTGATCCCGAAGAGCGCCGCGAAAAAATTAACCGGTTGCAGAAGATATATGATCAGGTTGCCCGTCAAGGTTATCGGGTCATGGAGGCCGCAGGTATTAGTCGCTAGAGAAAAAAACGCCCTCCAAGGGGATCAGAGGGCGTAAAGTACTACGAGGAGAGTGCCATGACTATAAATAGCCATACACCGCTCCGGAATCTACCACAGGATTCTTGATTAGGGAACCCTCCAGAATCTGACCCCATACATGCCGTTGTCTATGCAGACCCTGTGAGTTAAGGTAATCCCCCGCTCCGCGGCTCTTTTACGGACTGCCCGGGCCAGTTGGGTGGTTTGAATCGCCGGAATAAAGAAAGATGCCCCCGGGGCCAAAAGATGCCATTCAATATAGACCGGGACCCCCTCATTCAAGATTTCCATTTGGGATGTACTCCTGCATGTCGAACCCCTCTATCTTGCGGGTATCAATGACCATTGTGTTGACCGCGGGCGTATTGAGTTTTGTGCCCCGAGCCAGACGCTTTTTTACTCCCAATTGCGCCACGCCATCTTTCTCTAGGCTGGCAGATATGGTCCTATAGGAAACTTGGTTTTGGGTACACCAATCCCGGAAGTGCTTGGTATTGATAAAAAGTAGCCGAGTATCTGGCTCGTAACGGGTTAGCAGTTCGCGGTACGGGGTCTGGATGGGTGCTTGCTCCATGCTCGTGCGGCTATCAATCTCGCTATTAATGACCAGCAGGTTTTGATTGTGCTCGTTGAGATATAGGCCAAGTTGATCCAAAGGAACTAGGGAATTAGGTTTGACCGAACTTCTAGCCCCAGAGAAATGCTTGACCGCCCACTGATAGACCCGCTTGATTTCAATATCGTGCAGTTCTAACTTTTTGGAAATCATGCCGCCCACTATAGCCACCGCCGCCAAGGCAGAGTAAAAACGCTCCCGTTGAGTCAGACCAGCATCCTCGTCAAACTTGGCTTGGATTTCTTTGATCTTGTCCCGGATGTATTCTTGGTGAGCCACCACATATTTCATGTAGGCTTCCCCCGCCAGACCGTAATTCTCGAACATGCTGTTGTACCACTCGTCCGACTCTTCTTTAGTGGCTGTTAAGTCTCTGGGGATATTGATCTCAACTACCCGCATCAACTCGCCTTCTGGAAAGGTCTTCATACTGTAGAGCACGTCATGCACAGACTTGTTTCCCGAGGTCCAGAGAATCAAAGCCCAAGTCGTATTGTTAATACGCTCGGAGTTACTCTGGGTCATCATTCGATTACGGCCTCGACCCTGCGTTGATATGTATGCAAGGTTACTTATTTCTTCCGGGGCAGTATTTGTTATCTCATCAATACAGACAGGCATGTTTTGAACCGTACCCATGCGGTGCATCTTAGCCAGAAACTTATCCTGTTCGTACAGCATGGTCTTTTCTGGATGCCCAAAAATAGAGTTGATAGCCATCTCAATCGAGGTCTTGCCAGTACCCGACCCGTCATCGGTTAGGTGGATCTGCACGCCTTTCAGGTTTGTGAACTTAAGCAGTGGGGTTCCAAACCCTGCAAATAAATTAAACGCCCGGGCCTCCATGTTTGGACGGTTATACCAGTTCGCAATCTTTCTCCAATTCTCCAGCGTGCCGCCCTTTGTATAAGCAGGGACTAGATTAATAGTATCGCTCGAGGGTGGGCTGTATATTATTTCGCCCGCTTTAATTTCCCGGTCTCCGATGATGAATGTGTTTTCTGCTGTCCACCCAAACTGAACCCGAGAAAGTTCCGCCGTTGTCATTGTTTGTAGTTCTTTAACCCACTTTGTTATGTAAGCCATGATGTTGTCCATTTGTTTACCTAAAGCCGCCACGCCTTTGGCAGCAATTATTTCTCGTAGTTTGTCTTTTGCCCCCACGCTGGTAAGTGGAACTGAAAACTCTCGGATACCATCTCTAGGCATGTGCAACCGCATCCAAACCATCTCACCATCACGGGGATCAATTAATCGCTTAACAACATAGAAATCGTGTTCGTAGATCAATACGTCTTCGCCGTCTTCTTCAGAGTCTGAGTTAGGCATCCCACGTTTATAGACTCCCCCCTTTTTCCCCCTGAAATAAGGAAAGGGGTATGGCGGGATCTCCACTGTAACTTCGGTGCCAATAGTTTCGTTTTTAATAACAACAATATTATCTTCAGCAGTTGCCTCTGCGATCTCGGTACCCAATTGAATTGGGGAAGAGATCTTGCCTTTGTGTGGGCACCCTTCGCACCCATTAGGGTTATTTGTTTCAAATGTCTCACAGCGATGTGGCCCGGGGATCGAGGAAGCCTTGTCTTCAGTTTCGGAAGCGGAGTAGTTTGGGTGTTTACTCGATAGACGGTGTATTGCTGTCTCCCTATCTTGACAAAACTGAGCGATAGAAAGGCCAGATCTCCACAAGGGTTCTTTGACAGAGTCTTGGTTTTTGTAAATATAACTAAGTTGTTGGCAACCTTTCCCATTTTTCGCTTTCAACATTATGTTGTGGAACTTCGATATACGATTACCTATTAACGCCCGGGTAGTGTCATCGAGTGCTTTTTTGTTGTTCGGGGTTAGGGTAGCCATAAAGTTAAACCCGACCTTGTCTTTGAACACGCCGAACTCCAGCGGCTCGGACAACGACATGGCTACAACTTTATAGGGTGCTTCTTGGTTCTTGAAGTTAAGTGTGTCGGGTATGCGCAGAATGCGTGCGGCATCCGAAGTTACAGAAGGATCAGCGTGAAGGTCTTTCTCAGCACATAGTTTTTTAAACGCTTCGGCAACGGGTTTCCACTCGTTATACGACACCGTCTCAACTAGAGGCCAGTATGCATGTATCCCTCGACCCGAATTAATCAGCGTTGGTTTTGGTAGCCCTACTGTTTGGCAAAACTGTTTTAAAGCAGTCAGTGCCTGTGCTTGTCCTTCGTACTCTTTCCCCTCACCACAATCTAAATCAAGCCAAAATGCTTTAAACCATTTAGCATTCTTTGCTGTTCGTCCTTCGTCAGTCTCAAATTTAGCGCAACCAAAGTAGACATCGAACTGCTGTTCTACCAAAGTGTTTGCTAACTCATCAACTTCTTCCAGCGAACTTACAAATGTCTGCCGTGGAGTTCCCCTTTTTAACCCTACCACACAGTACAGGCCGTCTGTAGGCAAGACTGCGGAGAGAAAAAGATTCCTTGAGGTCATACGCTCTCAATAAAAAATTTGTTAAGAATGGCTTACGCCAACTTATTTATGTATTTAGCAATGGCTTCTTCTTGCCGCCAATTAGGATTTGCTTTACCCGTGAACCACGCATAAATCGTAGGCCGGGTTACACGAAATTCCTTAGCAATCTGTGTCACTGGGACACCAGCCTCAATACAGGCTAGCCCCAGTTGAACACCGATCTTATGCTTTGGCGCACGTCGAACCGCTCTTACAAGAGCAACTGTGTATCCAATCATTTTTAAAAGGGGCTGATGCCCCACCCCTTTTAGTTGGCCCAGTCGTCGAGAAGTTCGCCTACATCTTCTTTAGGTGCAGCGTCTTTTTTCTCACGCTTCACGGGTTCTTTGATAGGCTCGGCAGGCTTTGCTGCTTTAGGCTCCGATTTGGGTTCGGCGGCTGGTAAAGCGGCAGGCTGCGCGGCGCCATCAAGCGCGGCAGGGGTATGACCAATAGCCTTTTGAGCCTCAGAAGTTTTGCTAAGTTCTTGTACTTTAGCGATCTCTTCTTCAGTCAAAGGACGGATAGCCTTGAACCCCAGTTTGGGAGAAGAACTAGTAGTATCAAAACGGATCTCAGTGACCACGTCTGTTACGTTTAGGTTATGACTACCCAACAGTTCGGCATAAGGTTTAATACCTAGTTTGCCATTGTCTGCGTTCCACAAAGAGTTTGCTGGGATGGTTAGTTGATACACATCACCATTCAAATCATTCTCTAAGGACACCGCAACACGACGGCTGTACCGGCAAGCACGCTTACCATTGGGTGCAGACCCTGCCTGATTCTGAGGGCAATCCACGCAACGCTTGGACTGAGGGTTCTTGGCCTTTGCATCCGGGTAGTCCCCGTTATTAGACCAGCAGTCTGGGGCAGATATTTTCTGACCCTCTACAAACTTCTCAGCATAAAACGTGCGCGAGTCTTTGGGCGCCGCTGAAACAATGATGACATTCATTGCACGGTCTTGGTTCTGCGCAACTTCTTCGCCGTCCACAATCATGCGGAATACACCCGCCTTGATTGAGATACGTTTGCCTGCTGTTGTACCAACACTGCTTTGCACACCCATAAGTGATCTGGTTGCTTCGTCCAACTCTTTCTTTTGCAAGTGAGCCGGTATACCACCTTTAAAAAGTTCTAAATCTGACATGACTACTCTCCTTAAAAATTAAGACATTCGAGTTACAACAACGGTTTGCTTGCTATCCAGATTCAAACCGGCTGGCATGAGATCTGGGTTTTCCTCAAGGAACTGATCCATTGCATTGTTTGTAATGCGTTGATGCAACAAATGAAACGCATCGTTCTCCTTGATGATTTGGTAAAGCGCAGGCCAATTAGAGGTCCAGTAACGCTTCATAATACGACGGGTAACACGCCCTACAGTTGGGATCGTGATATTGCCACCAGCATCGTTGCATCGAGCAAGAAGTTCTTCTTCAATCATGCTTTGTTTTTCAGCACGTTGCTTAATTGCTTCTTTGTGCTCGCGCTCCAATACTTCGATGGCATCGCGAATTTTGATGTAGGATTTTACTAACTGCTCAGTGCTTGCCTTTTTCAGGCAATCCTGAATAGACATACTTTCTTGATTCATAACACTCTCCTGTTTTTTCTTAATTATAACACTGCTCTTTACATTGTCAAGAGTCTTTTTTAAGATAAAAGTTCCGTATACATATCTGTAATTTTTAAATGTACGTCTACCTTGTCCTGCAACATTTTGTAAAGTTTGCGTTCTACTGGGCTACCTTGCAGGTGGATTACCGTTGTCGCGTTTTTCTGGCCCGCACGATGGACCCGGGCGTTTGCTTGTAGGTAAGTCTCCACTGACATAACAGGACTCCAGTACACAATGGTGTCTGCGGCATGTAGGGTTACCCCGTGGCTGGCGGCTTGCGGCTGAATAATTAACACGCGAGGATCTTTTTCTTTTTGGAATTTTTCAAAGATCTGGGTGCGCTTCCCGGCTGATACCCCTCCGTGAATAGTATCCACGGCATAGCGCTTTTTCAGGTGCTCCGTGATGATTTCGATAGCGTGGCGAAACGGTACAAACACTAAGACTTTGTGAGACGCCTCGTCGATTACTTCCTCCAGCACGGACATCCGAGTCCCTGCGTCAAACTGGACTACCTCGCCAGTATCCGAATAGACTGCGCCCCCTGACAATTGAAGCAATTTATTGAGATTGGCTGCGGCATTGATTGTAGTTATCTGCTCCCCCGCGGCGCTGACCAGCATTTCCTTGCGCATAATCTCGTAGTACTTAGTTTGCTGAGGGGTAAGCGGTATGTCCCGGGTGACGTAGGTCATCTCTGGTAGGTCTAGGCACTGCTCCTTGGTGAACCGGATGGCAGGCTGTAGAGCGTTGTGTACTACCGTGTCAGCGTTGGGCTTTGCTATCCATCGGAACTGGCTAACTTTGTAGAGGACCATATCCCGGAAGAGCGTCATGTACTTCGGCACACGGTCAGGAGAAACCAACTTTGCCAGCCCATAGGCATCGAGCGGCGATTGGGATGCGGGGGTACCCGTCAACATCCACAGCCATGTTTCAGGCGTAACCAGACGGTTTAGAACCTTCCAGCGCTTGGTCTGCGGGTTCTTGTAGGCGTTGGCCTCGTCCACAACAATCAAGTCAAACTTTGCTTTACTAATATCGTCAGCAACAATTTCAACACCATCAAAGTTAATGACTACAAATTCTGCTGAACCCTCGATAATTGTTTTTCTTTTGTCTCGGTTGCCGTAGGCCACATCCACTGATCGGTGCATGGCAAACTTAAAAAGGTCTGCACGCCATGCCGACTCCATGATTGATAGCGGGCAGATAACCAAGACTCGCTTGATAAATCCAAGCGTCATCAAATAGTCTGCGGCCCAGATGACGGAACCTGTTTTGCCGGTCCCCTGCTCGTTGAAGCAAAAGCCCCGCTTGTGCAGAGTTAGAAATGCCGAAGTTGTTTTCTGATGATCAAACGGTTTGTACAGACCGTTCCATTTGTAGTTACCCAGAATAGGCGACGGAACATTTTTAATGTTCAGGTTTTTTAGCACCCGGGATTCTTCCAACCCCCAATGCACAAGCACTTCGTAATGATCTGGATGCGCCGCCATTACCCTGCTCTTAGGGATAACTTTGGTAATCCGTTCAGCGTCTTTTACTTTTAATAAAAGCGCTTTGTTTTCTAATATTTTCACGCACTCTCCGATAGCCAAGCCTCCAAAAGCGGTGTCCGCTTTCGGATAAAACAAAACTACAACAAATTACAACTACTTCTTTTTACGTTCCCGCGAACTGATCTCAGAGATCAATGCACGTTTTGAATCCCGGTCAAAGGAGCGATTTTCAGAGGCCGGAACCACTTTGGTCCTGCCATTAGCGCCGCCTTTAGAAATAGCCGTAACGTGATGCACGTCCGTGCCATCCCCCTTGCTAGCCTTACCATCACGGATAGCCTGCCTGCGTGCCTTGTTGCGTAGCGCACGCTTCTTTTTCTGGTCATCAGTGCCTTGATATGTAGCGTATTCACGCTTGTAATCCCTAGCCATGCTATCCCCTTCCATTATGCACACAGTTTAGTACTGCGCACCAATTCTTGCAAGTAAAATTGCGCTTGGGGTTCCATACCCCCGATTCAATAGCCACCCCTAGTCGCTCAACAATCGGGTCAAATTCCGCGAAATATTCGTCCCGCTTTGTAATCTCGTACTCTTCCGTAACAAAGTCTTTAGCGATAACAAACAGCAGTCCGGCCTTGATCTTTTTTATGTAGGGGAAGTGCACAAAGGTTGCCGCCGCCAGCAGTTTCAATTGCTTCATGTCTGCATACTGTGCGCTTTTACCGGTTTTGTAGTCTACCAGCCGTGCTTCGTTTTCTTTTTTATTGATAACAAGTAAGTCAGCGATCCCGCGGTAGTAGGCTTCAGGGTCAAAAAAGTTTGTCATGTGGTAGCCCGCCGGGGAACGCTTTACCCCCATCTGATACTCACAGTACTTTTCTCCCGGGAGGGCCTTTAGTTTCTCGAGCAAGGGCACCATGAAAGCATACTTTTCCGGCATCTCTTTGCTGTCCCGCACAAATTCCTCAGCAGCAAGATGCAGATCTTTGCCATACAACATGGCCTGAGACTCCGGTTCTTTAATGTCCTTGACCACCTTCAGGTGGTAGTACTTCTTTGGACACTGATCAAAGAGTGAAATGGAGGAGTAAGACCACGTAGGAATCTTCATTCTTTTATATGGCTTTTTATAGCCGTTCTCATTAACCGTAGTTCAACAATTGCTTGGTCAATCGTGGATGTCGCTGCTACAAAGTCTTGCCCTAATAAATGTATATGAACTTCTTTCAATAACTCTTTTACTTTTATTTCATGCGCCGTGTAATTTAACGAAGTATCTATTTTCATCGTAGTGTTCTGTAATGACGCTATACTGTTATACGCCTCTATACCTTTAACATTTACCATAACTCTCTCCATAACCAACTTCACAATTTAATGGCAAGCCAGTAGCCCAGTCGGGCACCCAGCGCATGCATTCTTCAACATACTTAGTAGCCTCTTCTACCTCTGATTCCGGGGCAATGCAGGCCACAGCATCGTGGACGGTTAGAACCACCTTGTACCGCTTGGCGATTTTAATCATCTGCTCCCCTATGATACATCGGGCTAAACCCTGACAGATGTTTTCCACTAACTTTCCACCATAAATTTTATTGACCCCCCGGCGGGCGTCGTACACGTACTGCTCCTTGCCCTGCTCATCTAATACCTTTCGTAGATTGGGGTACCGCTGGAACATCGAGTTAGGCATAAGGATCCCGTCCCTGCCGTGGACTACCACCGCCCCATTACCAAACGGCACAGACTGATTGCTAGCCATCGCCTCAATCGCGGCTTGGCCTTGGCGCCATAACTCCGGGATCAATGAATAGGTCCCACGGTAGACAGCAATAATGTGCGAAGCCTCTTGTTCCGAAATCTCCACACCAAAGCCTTTAAGTTGCGCTTGGAATTTTTTTGCACCCATTCCGTAGCCAGAACCAAGGATCGTTGTTTTACCAACAAAACGCTCTTCCTTCGTAATTTCGGTGCTTGCCTTCGAATAAATAGCCGACGCCATGATTTTGTATACATCTTCACCCTTTGCAAATGCTTCTGTTAAATCACATTGATTAGCCAACCAAGCCAGCACCCGGGCCTCGATCTGCGCTGAGTCTGAGTCGATCAGCACGTAGCCCTTGGGTGGGAGAATCGCTAACTTAAGTTTGCCTGCGTTAGCCCCCCGGCTCGGTAGGTTCTGAAGGTTAATCTTATCTGTGCCACCCCAGCGGCCTGTGTGAGCCGCGTAATACTGCAAGGGCACGGGCATCGAGCCGCGCTTGGCGATATTGATAAACCGCTCAGTCCGGGTCTCCTCCAACGTGCTCTTGTTTCCAAGCCTCGCCGCAACCAACGCTTGCACCCGCTCATCTGGGTGTTCAGCCAGCGCAGTAAACGCCGCATCGCTTTTGGCGAGGGCCAGCGTCTCTTTACCTGTCGTTGGGCTTATCTTTGTGGGTGGTACCACTCCGCATCTTTTTAGTAACTCAGCAAACTTCTGGTTACTCATAAGAGCCTCGCGGTCTTCCTGTACGGCCCGTAACAACTTATCTTTACGGGCTTTAACCTCTTCAAGATGTTGCTCGAGCAGTGGTAAGTCTAGCCGTAGAACCGGGTCTGAGAACATCCGTATGGTGATGTCCACCAGTTTAAATTCTACCCGACTAAACTTTTTGCTTAAGACATTAAAAAGGTCGTAAGTAAGGTCCACATCGTTGCAACAGTAAGCCCCATAGCGATCCAGATCACTAGGCGAGAAGTCACCCCGTCTTTTTCCAATAGCCTCACCAACCTCTGTGCCTTTTTCACCGAGGCCGTGGTGTTTAACCAAAGCAGCGAGCGAACCGCCAACTTCAGTGCCATGAACAGCACGAGCCATACTAAGTGTATCAAGCCAAGCCATAGGACGGATGCCAAACCGCCAAGTAAGAATAGAAGCATCAAACATAGCGTTATGGGCAACTGCAAAACTAGTACCCCAGTCATACCGATTAAGGAAATCCTTCGTCCCTTCAAAGGTCCCGCTGAACCATTCTGTATCACCACCATTCTCCTTGACGGCTACGCCAATAACTTCAAACCGGTCATCGCGGACGTACTCTTCCGTGGTTATCTTCGACAGGCTAAATTGTTTGTCGTAATAGGTTTCAAAATCAAGCGTAAGAATTTTCATCGTGACGCCCATGCCCATACGCAGACAAGTAGAAAAATAAGTTGGAGGAGATATATCATTATTCCCCCTTGGCGCGTTCAATCTCCCGGGCTAGGTACCATGCGGCTTTCTCAAGGTCCTGTACGTATTGCCCCTTCATCCCTGCGCGAGAGACATACTTAACCACATTTCCAAGATGAAAATTAAGTTTTTTGGCTTCGATAAAATCAATTGTTTCGACCCCTCCTGCCGTGTAATGGTGCGGGCTGTTTACAGGATCATGAGAAGAACTATCATCATTCTTCTTTGGGCGACCACGGCGTGGTTTGGCTATCGCCTCTACAACTTCAGGGGGAACTTCTACTTCTGTTTCGTCAATTGCTAACAACAACTCTTTATCATCAACTTTTTGCCAACTCATGGTTACTCTCCTTTTATAAAATTAATAACATCAACTACGTCCTGCAAATTACTTTCGTTCACTACTAACGCAAATCCCCTTGCGCTTCGTATATCTTCCAAGACTTTATTCTGCAAGGCAGTGGGTTTCTTGTCTCCTGCTTTGCACTCGATACCAATGAACTTACCGTTAAAGCAAGCCACGATATCCGGGATACCCGAATGACCAAAGCCTCCAGTTACGGGCGTAAAGTAAAAAGCACCGTGCTCTTTAAGTATCGCGGTAACTTTCTTTTTAACCTTTGCTTCGGGTGTCATTGAACTGGCTGATTCCGTTTTTCTAGCATGGCTTCAGCACGAAGCAAAGATTTCCAACACTCACAAAACATAGCCCAAGTCGAGTTATTATCTTCGAGGTTGTTAATTTCTAAGAACCGTTCATATTCTTCTTGGCATTCTACTCCTTCGCCAAAATCTAATTTCAATTGAAATCCTTGCATAATGTTCTCCTAAAATGGGGCTTCTTCAAAACTTGAAAACTGAATCTTTCTTGCTTTATCCTGCTTACGCATCCACTTTCGTATCTCCCTCCTTTCTTCATCGGTTTTAAAAGGCCATGCCATACGTAAAGAATCTAATGGGGGGTCATCGGCATCAAGATACTGATGCTCAGGTGCAACTAACTGATCCACCATCCACTGCGTAACTTTGTTCATATAAAATCCTTATTCTTTATCCCTAAGTCAAGCGATAACTTTTCATTCTCAGTCTTGACTCTATGGTACGCCTGTTTCCAATGTTCAACTTCTTTCTTTAGGCGCTCGATCTCGGCTTTGTATTCTTCAGGAGTCATTCTTTCACCCTATAAAATTTCTTGGATCCGATGCGAACTACATCCGCGATCCCATTCTCAACAAACCTTTCTAACACCCGATATACCCTAGTCTTACTAACGATCCACTCCTTTGCGATTTTATTTGCCTGAACCGGGGTTTTTGGGTGAGACATTAGATAGTCCCACACCCCCTGCTCAAAATCAGTCATCTCAACTGCCATTGTTTACGCCTCCGTTATAGTACTCTTCCAAGTCAAGTGTAAAATTTCCGGCGATTACTCGTTTAAAAAATTCTTCTTCGTTGTATTTTTTAGTAGTCATTTCTATAAATAAATCCACCATGTGTTGATGATCCGGCCCTTTTTTCTTAAGGCTTTTTAGTTTATCTGAGTAAATACTCCCATAAACTTTGTTTCTTAAATAAAATCTACCCAAAGATAAATCTTGCCAATTGTCTTTTATTATTGGCTCGTCAAGATAAGAAAACAATATCCTATCAGTTGTAAAGTTATGAATGTTTGGGTAGACAGTTTGGTAAACAGGTAAGAACCAACTAAGATTAATTTTTTTATTTTGAATAATAAATTCTGAAGCCGCACCAGTTAAGAACACACAATTAGGTTGATTGTACCGTCGCAAAGTAGTAAGTATGTAATATGTATTTAAAGCGGGGAAACACAATCCTTTTTCATAGTGATATTCAATACAAGACCTAAACTCTTTTAATTCAAGATTAAAAAGTTCGTGTTTAAAGCCGTGTCGTTTAGAAAAATCTTTACTTGCTCGAGAATCATAATCGTCATAATTAGAACTAAACGCATAAGTTATGGCGGTGAAGTCTACCCCTAGTTCCATTAAAAGAAGGGCTAGGAAACGACTATCCATACCACCGCTAAACAACAGGTAGACTTGATCGTGGCCTTCCACAATATGTTTAAAGTGATCTGCTACTTCCTCTTTGAACGATTTAGTTTTACCCTTCAATGAGTAATCTAAAGTACATTCAATCCTATTGTCAGCGGTGATATGGTATTTCACTTAGTCTCTACCTTGATTAGTCGAACAACTTCATTGACCACAGGTGTGTTCTTCTTTCTCTGCTCCGTTACCCATGATGCAAACGCTTTGGGTGTCCTGAGAGCGGGGTCTGATACAAAGAAAAAGTTTGAACCAAAGAAAGCCTTTACCTTTTCATCGTCTAAAGCCTTACCAAATTCTTTGGCGTACCAATCTAGCACTTCGTTAGGGGTACTCTTGGGTAGCACCACACCCCAATCCACCGTGGCATTAAATCCCGGCACGACTGTGCTAAACGGTTGCACGTTCGGTAGCGTCTTGATTGGATCTCTAGCCGTATGCGTAATGATCTTTATCTTGTTAGCATCTTTGAACGTAACGGCAACGGCTAACGGCAACGCACCAAACCTAACGTGTTTACCCGCAACATCTATGGCAGTCTGAGCAGGGCCACGATGCTCTACCCTGTTTAACCCTGCATTCTTGTTGGCTCCAATCGCAATTAACGCAGACTCTAAACCAAGCCTACCCCCACCACCGGAGTGCCCGACATCGACCTTCTCTTTGGTTAACACATCGATCAATTGTTTTGGCGTACTAACTGGGTCATCTGCATTGGCAATAATAACCACGGGCGAGAACCCTGCCTTGAGCGCATACGAAAAAGATCCTATGTCATAAGGGGGGTTTTGATGAAAGTTAGGTAGCGTGTAGTCCATAGCCGTAATGCCACCCATCGAGGCAAGCGATACGCTATGCCCATCATTCGGCAACGTGTTTAGGTGCATCATACCCACCGTACCACCCGCACCCGCTTTGTTCTCTATAACAATAGTGACCCCAGTAGTTCGAGATACCGACTCAGATACAGACCGTGCGATCAGGTCATTACCACTACCCGGAGGGAATGGCACAACCATTGTTATGTTTTTAGTTGGCTTCCAAGCAAATGCTGAACCACTGATGATTAAAGATAAAACTAAGACTGCTAGGTTTTTCATGGTTACTTCTCCTTTGATTAAAATTTTTGTTTACTACCCTCTTATTCCTCTTGCTTCAAATAACAACTTATTCAGCCGTTGCAGTATCTCTTCCATTTGTACTTTGTTTTCTTTGTATAGCCGTTCAGATAGATAGAAGAAGCAAGATCCCTTTTCGTCATTGAAATCGAAATCATAGTTTATTGAATCCATCAACTGACCGACCTCATCAAATCTGTATGACAACTCATCAAGGTCATTGCTTACTTGCCGTACACCCTTAAGCAGTTTATCTAACTCCTCTATCTTGACTAAAGCCATCGGCGGGGACTTTGTAGTTTTTGTAGTTTTCTTAGTTACTTTTTTCATGTGTTCTTCTCCTTTATGTCATAAAACCAATCATCACCCGCAGACCATTTGCGTGTGCCATCTACTGTCCAAAAAGTTTGAGCGGCTTGGAAATCAGGGAACTTTGTCTCAGCAGGTATAAGCGACTGATCGTACCAAAGACATCTGTTATTGGGTTGACAGGCAAACTGACCCGACTCTAACCTGATCCAGTTAAAACTTTTATGCTCCTCGGCCTGCTCAGTAAATCCAGTATCCACATCCATTCCGTCTGCACAAAAATCCACGGTAAACATATATGTACCAAAGTACCACTCTTTATTCTTGCCGAGAAACTTCACGCCTAGATTACGCAACCCAATCTTTTCAACGATCGTGAATCTATAGCCCATGCAGTCCCACAATTGCAAAGTGTCTATCGGCAAATCACTATGGCCTTCCTTCCACACATAAGCATGGATTGGGAGTTTGTCGTACAGAGCACCATACGCAGGCAGTAAGGACTCGATGCGGAACACCTGACCCCGCAGGGCTTTAAGGCTTACCCAAACGGCAGGCTCTAATTCTCCGTGACCCTTGTGGAAATTGTAAAGAAACTCTTTGCGGACAAAGCATTTTATGGGAGGCAAGGAGGAAACAATGTAACTCATGCGTTCTTCTCTTTTAGTTTAGCCGCAATCAAAATATAAAAATGTTTTGGGGCGTTCCACGCCTGTGCCATTTCCCACAGGTTTTCTATTTCCTCATCCGTCAGCCCAATCCATTCACGCTGTTGGCAACAATGCCCACACCTTGGGCAGAAAAACTCATATTCACGGTCGCTCATAGCCTAGTGCCACCACGATTGTTAGCGCAGGGCCATGCCTGTTTCAGGGCTTGGTTAATAAGAGACTCTGCGGTTTTGTGACGGGTGGAGGGGTTGTTATCCAAATATCTCTTGACCATGTCGGACACCTGCCCGGCGGTCACATTATCAGGCGAACAGAACGTGACGCTGACGTACACGTCAAACACCCCTTGAATAAAACCCAAGGCTTGCATCTTGTCACCAAAATCTCCAGTCATTTTGCTATGAAGGCTGTTGCCGCTCATAAACTCGGCACTCGCCATGCATGGGACAAACAGCAGACCCACAATTAGTTTTTTCATTTTAGATTGCCTCCTGATTTAAAAACATTTTTATTGATGCGTTTCCCTAATTCATATAATGTTTTTAGAGGTAAATTTTTAAGGCCAAATTTTAAACTCATACACTTATTAGTTTCGTTGAACATTTCTCTGTTAAATTCTTTATAAACTAAATCAACTTTACTATCATCTTTAGGTACTAAACGAACATAATAAAGTGGGTCGCCTCGTTTTATAATTAACGGTTTACTGGGGTCGATAACTTCAAAAACAGGTTGTAAAAACCTAAACCATTTTGAAATGTCAAATGAACCCGGAATTACACGCATATTCTCAACGCATGGCTGGCAGTGCATGGTTGGATCTAACATTTCAACTAAACATGAAGTTTCAGAATAAAAATAATAGTATAGTTTTAGACTCATTAGTATAGGCGTTGAAGAATCCGCTCTAACGCTACATCGGTTTTCAACAAAAGAGTCGTAAAAATTTTGATCAAAGTTTTTTGTACCAATCCAATTTTTTTCTGAATCAAATGTTAAATGTATGTCAGTTGGTGATTTAATAACAAAAGTATTTTTAAAATACCCAATTAAAGCGGGGCACTTAAAAAAATTATTTGCGTCTTCAGCAATAAAATTTCTTGAGCCAACTAATTCCAAATATACGGGAACAGGATCAAAAAAAGCCAACGGAACCCAAGGCGTATTTTCATTACTAAAAACAGACCACGTTACTGTAGTCATTTTAGATTGCCCCCCGATTTAAGTAAGTCCCCGCCATAAACATACGTACCAACGTGTTCTAATTTAATGAATGGGTTAGCGTAGATTTTGCCTCCGTGTTTACGCCACAGATCACAGAAATGATAATCCTCAGATAGCAACGCACCTGTCTCATCAATACTCGTAGCAAAGAACTCATGGGTTAAGGGCTTAATGTATTCACCATCGACTCTGTGAGTTGACGTTCGGTAAGTTGGTACGTGCGGCATCAGGCCCTCAAACACACCGCGCTTGATTAGCATGAACCCTGTACCGCCGTGGCGTACCTCTAACACCCCATCCTCATCTGTCTCTACCTTTTCTACACCATTAATCATATTCATTACAAATGCACCGCCGTAGTCCTGTAAACTTTCTTTACCCATCTTTGCCGCTTTACCAACCTGTTTCCAGTCAACCTCTTTCTTGGGGTATATACCCACGCAGATGTCACGGTTAGCCGCCATCAGAGTAGCCACAGCCTGCCCATCAAAAGAAATGTCAGCGTCGATAAACATCAGGTAATCAAAACCTTTCTCCAAGAACAGACGGGCTAACTCGTTGCGAGCACGGGTAATAAGACTCTCGTTAGTAATCTGCGCCCAGTAAACGGGCACACCCACCGATTTCATTTTGTTTATAGTCCCAAGCAAACCCGATACATAGTTGCCTGTACACATCCCGCCGTACATAGGCGTGGCAATCATTAATGATGGGCGATCTTGTTTTTGTTCTTGTTGAAGTGGTGTTTCAGTCCAATCAGTCATGCTTTCCTCACGATAAGTTGATACCCGGTATGGGCAATTATTAGTTCATCCTCAAACATATTTACAAACGTATCTACCGCAATCTTTGGGCGTTGCAATAAAATAAAACCTTGTGGCTTCCAAAGATAATCATCAAACACCATGAACCCACCCTTCTTTAACAAAGGCCAAGACATACAGGCGTCTGTTAAAACATCTTTGGCTAGGTGCGATCCGTCAATGTAGATGAAATCAAACTGTTTCTTCTGAGCGATCAAGCCACCCAATGCTTTCACAGATGTACTCTTGATTGGCAGTACATGGCGGTCAACGAAGTTATCCATGACCAGACCTACGTTGTGTTTGAACCGCTCTTCTGTCCCTGCCATATCTTCAGGCGTGTGTTCAGCACCACCCTCCCATGTGTCGATGCAGTAGATCTCCCCACCATCCTCCATCATGTTCTCGATGGTCCATACAGCAGACCGACCTTCAAACGCTCCGATCTCTAAAAAGTTTTTACGTGCGGGTAGATGGGGTATTAACTGCTCCCACACACGGGGTGCCCAACCAAACCAATCCTTTGTATATTGATAGTCGCTCATCAATCAGCACTCCAAAATTTAATAAGTTCACCCGTTTTAATTTCGTGCTTAAAAACTTTAGTAACTTCTTTGTGGTAGTGCCTTGTTAACTGAGCAGACCAATCGCTAAGAATATCTAGCCCCATAACATCTTCAGGTAGTTCTCCCCAATTAATATCTACAACACCTTCTTCTTTGGAGGTGTCATAAATTAAAGTACCTAATTTAACTTTTGCCATTTCACTCTCCTATTTTGTGGCTTCGTATGTTGTATTCATTAACTCTTCATATGAAAACTTTTTACCCAATGCTTGAACAACATCCACCTGTTCTTCGGAATACTTCTCCAGCCGGTTATTAAATACAAACGCATACTTCGGCAGTGTGATATGGCGGTGTATAAAGTCCCGGCCTAACGGGGTCAACCGCCATAGACCAGAACCCCGTACCTTTTTGTCCGCATTTTTCTTTGTTTCGAGTAGACCCCAGTGGTGCAGGGTAGCCATCGACTTTGATCTCAACACCCACTTCGGTGCTTTGCCTAAGTCAACCCACTCGTCTTCGAAAAAATTTTGGAACATCCAAATCATGCCCCGCACCTGTGTGCTGGTGATTTGATAGCCATTGATCTTGCCCCACCTCTGACAACAGGGGCAGTTACCTCCACCATTTTCTAAGACATCGCGATATTCCAGCCATGCTAAGTCTTGATCAAAAGATTTCATCTCACTCTCCTATTTATTTTTGCGATCATTTAACCATAGGATTACACCAACACCAACAAAAACAATCACGACAAACCATACTAATTCTTGCGCCGCTTCGGCGGCTTGCCCTGACTCATACCACCAGTTCGTTTTGTTTATCATTGGTTCTTCCTTTTCTTTTCCATAACTTCATAGGTCCGATCTATCGCGTTGACCACGTAGGCCACAAAGACTTTCTTGTCCCTCGTAGACAGCCACCCAGCCTGTGCCAAGAGAGTAGTCAGTGCCGGGATGATGTTGTCTATCTCTTCGTCTTGGAGCATATCTTCGAGCCGATTTAGCAACTTCAGGTATGTGTTTTCAACGGGTTTGTTCACGGAACCATCCGCTTAAAGAAGTAGTTTGAGAATACTATGCGCCCCCTGTACTGCGTTGGGATCACAAAATCGAGGTGTCCGTTCCTGTCCATGTACTCTTGGATTTGGTCCATCAAGGTATCACCAAACTCAAAGTGCCTTCTCTCATGGATAACGTGGATGATCATCGTGTCCTCCGGGTCCGACCCAGCGTACTTAAATGTCCCCTCATCCATCTCGCCGAACCACACTTCCACTCTTGTATCAAAGTTCATATCACTCCCCTAAAAATAATTCGGCAATAACTAGGTTATGGCTCTCGTCGAACCCCAGTGCCTCGATGTACTTCTGCGCCGCCTGTCGGGAGAGGAACGCCGGGTATGGTGAGTAGTACACGCTCTCCTTACTGGGTATGGTGATCTCCTCTTTGTTGTCCCGGGCGATAATGTAGACGATCCTCATCCTTCTCCCCTTTCGTAGTTATAAACTTCCGCGCCGCAACATTCGGAGTACGTGTCCTCTTCTTCGACCAGCATGCCCGAGCAGTGCTCCTTGCACTCGGAGCAGATCCCATGCACCTCGACTTCGTCTTCGATTTCTTTATCCATTTACATCCCCTCGTGAATAAACTGCTGTAGTAGTGGTAGCGGGATAAACTTCACCCGCTTGCGGAGTTCCTCGATGGTCAGGCTGGGCGCAACTGACTCCCCTTCCTCGTTGGTCCCAAGCACCAGCCCCCTACCCGCCAGTGGCTGGGATGCCCCCTGCTCCTCGTGCGTGATGTTGAAAAACTCCTGCTCCTTGCCAGTGATCAGCCCCTCGTCATCGATAAAGACCGTGTTGCCCTCGTAGTCAATATCCACACAGGCGAATACATCGCAGTCTATTAGTTTGTAGATCTCGTTGTAGTCCCCGTTGTACTCGACCTCTGTGATGGTCCGGGCAAATGGGTCAATTAAGTATGCTTTCATTCTTCGTTCTCCTCGTCTTCGATTTCTTCCAGTACATCCTCTTCGCAACACTCCGATACGGTCTGCCAATTGTGGTGGACCCCGGTGGCTCCCCAGTATTCGTAGGATCCTATGCCATAGTCCCGGCTAACTTTGACGCAGGGCTTGCGGCACTCTGAACAAAATCCATCGCTCATACGTACCACCTCCCCGGGACCTCATATGCAGACAGAAAGTCCTTCACTGCGTGGGCCACGGTCTCACCTGAGTACGCGGTTATCCTGATCTCGTCGCAGTCCTCCGGGCTTAGTTGGTAGCCCAGCCGCCATGCGTAGTCCATTAGGTTTTGGTCAGTCAATTTATTGGTGCGGCCTAGCGTGTTCATTATTGGCCCCCTATTCTTCTGTTATCCCGGCGCATCGAATTGCCATACCCGAAAGACTTTCGGGAGCGGAGTCTTGCCCGATCTCGTAGACAATTGGAGAACCGTCTACTGTTAAGGCCGCATATTTTTCGATTGTGCCCTCGTCTACACCCAACCCAAGGGTTCCGTCTAGATCGTCTAACGACCCGCATTCAACATAAACTAGAACTCTCATACGTTCACCTTTTCGTTTTCCCAGTCAACCCCGTCATGGGTGTCGGCTATGTTCATGGATAATTCCGTCTCGTCTGTCGGTTTTACATACCCCTTGTCCATTTTCATAATTGCCTCTGCCTCGGTCTCGGCCTCAATAAAATACTCGTAGGAAACAGTGCGGAATATCTGAAACGTCTTCATTTGTCATCCCCCTCTTTTATTACCTCGTAGGTTTCCAACATCATTTTTATTAACCCCAAAACATTGTGATCATTCCCGGCTAACATAGCCGCCGCCATCGCCATGCTTTGGGCGGCCTCGCCCTCCCCTAAATTTAAGTTCTCCTCGCACAACTTCATTATTTCTAGCGCGTTCTCCACCATCATTTGTCCTCCCCCCTTCCCATCACAATACAGGCCAAGAAATAGACGCAAAACGCTATCGCTATCAGCCCCAGTGCGTCGTTTAACATCCGCAAAAACTCTGCAAACTCTCTCATGCGCTCTCCTTTATTTTTCTGACTGCTAGATTTCATTGTAGTTCAAAACTTTATTTTGTAAAGTCGAGGGGGAGATAAGTCCCCCTCTTTTTCTTGGTTATGCGACCTCTAAAACCTTCAGTTTAGCCTGGGCCTTCTCGCACTGTTTGGCCTCTTTTCTGCGCTCTTTGGGTGCTTTGAAGTGCCCTAGGAACTTGGCCCCCTCGACCTGTGGCGCATACCACTTGATCTCGTAGTTGCTGTCCCAGTTGCCGGGAACCATCCAAAGGCTGTACGGATACCCTGCTTTATCCATGAACTCGATCAGGTCCGGCAGGGTCCGGGTGTCGGTGGTGACTATCCAATCAGCGACGCTGGATGCAAAAAAGTGGAACTCTTCGCTATGGTTTTCTTTACTCATTTGCACATCTCCTCGTAGGTTTTGAGTGGGTGAGATTACCCTACTCAGACTACATTGTAATACATCGTGTTCGCTTTGTCAAGTAGGGGTTTTCCCTAACCCTCACTCCCACGACTCACTGATCTCTTCGGTCTTGCTAGCGTCGGCAGGGGTGACTGCTTTGGCTGTTTGTGTAGTGGATCCGAATGCAAGGCCCTTCTTTAGAGCACGCCTGATTACAAAAGACATGGGGATGTCCTCTGATTTCGAAATACGTTGTATTTCAGCGTAAGTTTCTGTAGGTAAACGTAGAGTTACAACGAGGTTCTTTGTCATGCTTTGTGTTCCTTCAAATGTAAGTAAATGTAGCGTGTTGTATTGTAGTTTGTATTTCAAAGTATGTCAAGAAAATACGAAAGACATGCGACGTGTGACACTGGATGTTGTAGAAAGTTCCTGTGTGACTACGTAGTGTATTGTACTACAGGCGATATACGATGTCATCTGCATTGTTCTGAAATGGGGGGTAAAGTTACTTGGTGGGCTATAAAGTTCTGGAGGGCTGGAACTTTATGAGAGCCAATGTGGGCGCGGGTTTGCGAGGGATTTTTGGGATAAAGTTACTTCGTTCCGGGATTTCTAGCGTAGAGAGCGAAAAAGAGAGAAAAACCACAAAAAAACAGTACATAGAAATACAACGTAGTACAGAGAAAATAGAATTTTGCTGTTTATTATTATTATTATTAAGTAACTAAGTAACTATATATATCAATAATCCCCTGCCGACCCGCGCCAGTGCTGGCTCTGCGTAAAGTTCCAGCGACTTTACATTGTTCAGAACTTTATGGAACATTAGGAACTTTATGTTTTCCGGGAATTCCCGGACCCTCCCCGTAGGCAGTAAAAAACTATCATCAAGGGCAAGATCCCGCCCAAAAGGCTAGGATTTGCCTCCCCGACTGCGACTCCCCGGGCACTCCCCGTAGGCGATAAAAAACTATCATCAAGCCCGCACGCGGGCGGGAGAGGGTAAAAAAAGGCCCGGGGGATACCCGGGCCAGTACTGCGGGGGAAAATCTATAGGGCCTTCAATTCGGCCTTTATTCGTTTCGCATCATCACCCTTAAAACCCCGGGCATTACTGAGAAAGTAAAGGATTATTGAGCGGGCATCATCGAACCCGCATTTGTCGCTGATACTGGACAAGCCGCACATAGCGTCAAGGTAGGGCACTGCGCCGAAATAAGGGTTTTTCCAAACCCTGCGGATTTCGTAGGCTATTTCGTGGATCGGTCGTGACATGGTGGTTCCCCTTTCAGTGGTAGGCATAAGATACATTTTTACGTTTTGGATTCCAGCATTCCCGACAATCCAAGCATTTCCCTTCTTGCTTGGACGATAGGCATGTGAACCCGATAGGTTTTTTGTCCCGGTGGACAGTGCTGGTATTTTTAAATTCCGGGCTGGCTGGAGTGTCCATCATGGTCGCGGATACCCGGACAATTAGGTTTTTCGGAAAATCCCCGAATGTCTCGGTATACTGAAAAATAAATTTCTTTTCCCGGGTAGGCATCCAAAACTTTGTACCCGGGCACTTTTCCGCAACTGACACAATATTCAAAAGGTGCTGAAAGGACTGAATATCCCCGCTATCGTGCCAGCGGAAATAATCTAATTTTTTCCGGGTAATAATAAAAACCATCGCGTCAACCCATAATGGCTGGTAAAGCGACGCGGCCCGCTGCGCGTGAGCATGGTGGAGATTTTTATTCCAGTCGCCATAAAAACCCTTCAGGGCATAACAGTCTGAACAGGTGGACCCTTCGATTTCTGCCAACCGCGCGCCAGTGATGCACTGGTGGGCCGACAGCCCGTAGGACGGGCAGGGCATTTTTGATGTGGTGGAAATTCCGCCGACATATCTCAGTGCGGCATCGAGTGTCTTAAATTGCATTTAGTTCCCCTTAAAGTTTAACTACACTACATTAGAACACATTGTAGTCTAAAGTTCAATATATTTTTAAAAAATTTTTTGGGGAATTCCCCGCGCCCGCTCCCCGACTGCGCTCCCCGTAGGCATTAAAAAACTATCATCATGGGGAAATTTTCCCAATAAACCCGCTCCCCGACTGCGCTCCCCGTAGGCAGTAAAAAACTATCATCAAAAAAATTTTTGGAAAAATAAAAAACCCCGCGATGTTCTGCGGGGTTCAGGGGAAAATCTTAGGTGGTGGTGTCTTCTTTGTGATTCTCTGTTATCTCGTGCCAATTTACTTCCGAGATAAAAGCCATCGCGTAATCTAACGCAACACCTTCCGATTGTTCTTCTATGACCGACTGCACATAGTCGCGGCATTCGTCCGGAGTGGTGTAATACTCTGCCGCGCCGTCATCAAAAAATTCCAAGTTAACGCGCCAAGTAGCGTAATTTGTCCAGCCGTTGTAATTGCTCATAGTATTCCCCTTATTTGTCGAATTGTGGATTCCAAAGATTCTTTGGGTCGTAGATTGCATACCCGCGAATGCGGGATTGTTTCTCGCGGGCATTGCGCTCCCGATATTTCGGTGGATAACCAAAACACTTTTCGTATGACAGGTGAAACAGAGATGCATCGCAGTCTTCCTCGAGATACGCATATGTTCCGCGCATATAGGAATAGTGCGATATTGTTTCCGATATACATAAATCGGTTAGCATAGTCTTGGGCACTTTCACCCAGCCGTGCCCGGGGTCCGAAATAAAATCAAATACTTTCTTCATGTTATTCCCCTTCCACTGTGACGGGCATTGCGGCCCGCATGGTTTCAATCCATATGTTTAGGTCCTGCGCGGCCTGATCATATTGCCCGCGTTTATATTTTTTGCCGGTGTACTCTCCAGCGATCCCTAACAGTACGGTAGGCGTTGCGTTGCGGGTCATGCGCATCTTAGTTCTAGCGTAGGTTTCGATTGCTACCTTCACTGTGATTGCCCGGTACATTGAGACGGCATCAGTACCTGAGTACATTACTCCGCTGGGCCATACGCGAATTTCTGAGTTCATATTAGTTCCCCTTTAAAACATTGATGTGACGATTCATCCTTGAAGCCACAAAGATGTCCCACAGACTATTACCTACCCACACGCAATACCAAAAACCATATCGGCGCAGGTCGTCTTTTAAATCCCATATGTTCATAGTTCTCATTTCAATTCCCCTTGAAAACACCCAGCACTATTGCTTGGTGTACTACATTAGAACACATTGTAGTCTACTAGTTCAACACATTTATTTCTATCAATAATCGGCATCTGATAGGGATTCCCTAACCCCAAACCCCACTACTACCCCACCCCCCAAATTGACATTGGGTCCCATATACCTATCCCATTTACTGTGTTTTGCACGTTATATAA